GTGGCTGCGTTACGTCATTGAACATATCCAGGACTGGCCGGCAAACCGGGTACGCGATCTGTTGCCCTGGAAAGTTGATCTGAGCTCTCAGTAAATATCAATACGGTTCTGACGAGTCGCTTACGATATTGCCATTCCTCCCTCCTCATAACACCGTCGGACAACGCAAATCGTAAATCAGCACGGACACAGAAAACGGCAGTTCCCCCTGCACGAGGTCTTCCCGCTCAGCAAGATCCGGATTCCGGTACAGCATCCCGGTCAGTCGCATGGCAGCCCCCTTCATCCGGGTTAATGCCTCGCCCGGGATCAGCTCACCGTCCTCACGAATCACCTTATCCCGGCTGCCCTGAATGTAGGCCAGCAGCACGGCGGTAGCCTGACGAACCTTGTCCATCAGCATGTCATCATCCGCGTCATAGTCGACACGCAGATGTGCCTTGATCTCTTCCAGTGTCAGTAATGCCGTCATTTTCCGCCTCCAGCATCCCGTCCCCGTTTGGCAGCCAGCGTCCAGCCAGATGCATGCGCATCCCCCGGTTTATCGGCGGTCATACTGTTGCAGTGCCACAGCGAGCCCCCCCACGTCACCGTATCGCCGGGGTGGTAGGTTTCACCGGCTCTGAACACTCCGCGGTAGAGCATCACCGGCAGGGAAAATGTTTTTTCCGTACACTGGCCACTGCTCTGCCGGATCACCACAGAGAACAACCGCTCACCCGTCATACTGACGTCAATATCCGCCACCCCGTCAACCAGGCATTCCCATCCCCGCATCCCGTGCGTTTTTTCATACGCCCGCCAGAGTCCTCCAAGGTGTGTGGCATACGTGCCCCGGGGAAAGGATTTTTGATCGTCAATGGCGGGGAGCACTTCCAGTGCCGTGGCATCACGCCCGTCCTGCGGAGCCGGAAGGGCATTCACCGCCTCCAGAACCGCCTGCTTCAGTACTTCCGGATCGTAATCACGACCATCACGCGGAGCAGGGATATGGCTTACGGCCTCTTTCACCATCTGCTCAAGCATCGGACGCACATCATCGGGGGTGATACTTTTGCCGTCCGCCGGTACCGGAATATTCGCAACCGCATCATTCACCGCCTGCTGCAGTACATCCGGATCATAATCACGACCGTCACGCGGAGCAGGGATATGGCTTACAGCCTCTTTCACCATCTGCTCAAGCATCGGACGCACATCATCGGGGGTGATACTTTTGCCGTCCGCCGGTACCGGAATATTCGCAACCGCATCATTCACCGCCTGCTGCAGTACATCCGGATCATAATCACGACCATCACGCGGTACCGGAATGGTCCCCACAGCGTCATCCACCATCGCCTGCAGAACCGGATGTACCTCATCCACCGTCACATGCTTCTGTAATACCGCCGACAGGGAAGCCAGTTTCTCTTCAAACGCTTGTGCCTGCGCGGCCATCTTCTCCTCAAATGTGTGCTGTAAATCCGCCAGCACCGTGGCGAATTCTTCGCCCAGTGCACGAATAATGGACAGTTCCCGTTCCGTCATTTTCTCAGTATCCCCCTCAACATCGCTTTCAACGCACCATGCTCTGTTTCACTGATTGCCTTATTACCGTCAGATGCGCCGTCAGGCAGTTGGGCTGAAACTCTTTTCCCGGACGACGCAAACGGATCTTCACGGGCATCACGACGGGACAGCGCCTCCAGACTGTAGTTCTGCTGCTGAAGATACAGTGCATCACCGCCGGCCAGGGGCGGCAGGTTCTCACGTTTACGGGCCTCATTGGGCGTGAGAAGCGTATTTTTCACCGATTCACCCAGTGTTTTCATGCGCCGTTCGCTGTCCATTCTCAGCAGCGTGGTGACGTCAAACTCCGTGCTCTCGTTTTCCCCCGTTTCCAGCGCCTCATCCAGTAACAGCTCAATGGACTCAATCAGCGTCTGCAGACACTGGGAATAATACTGCTGCTCCAGCGCCTCCACGTTGTCACTGGAAGGCGGCTGGCCAACGCCAATCTTGTAGGCCGGGACACGGAACACCGAACAGACAATTTCAGCCGTCATCTTCAGTTGTTCCACCGTCTGCGCATCCACCGGTGAAAACGTCGTGGGGTTATATTTCGCCCCGTTGCTCAGGATCGCCGTTTTCCCCGCATTTTCGCCGGTATACCCGCTGTCCCAGTTGCTCTTCAGTTTTTTCGCATTTTCTTCCGTTATACTGCCGGGGATCTCAATCACCCCGGACGGCCTGCCGCCATTTCTGAAAAAAGACGTTGAATTTGCCTGAATATGATGCCCCTGCGTGGCCGCCAGCCCGGCGGCATACACCGGCGGCAGCCCCACAAGCGGATGAAAAAAACAGTTAAACCGGTCGTGGATCACTTCCCGGGCAGGCACCGTCACCGCCTCCGTGATCCCGCAGTTCCGGTCCGGTGTAATGCGATAGAACACCTCGCCGTCATCCGCCACCAGAGGTTCAACCCGGCTCCAGTCCAGAATACGCAGTTCTTTGATCTGCCCCCGGGAGTTACGGATTTTCAGCACCACCGTATTGCCGTGACGCAGTTTGGCGTTCAGCCACAGTTCAAAAAACTGGATACGATTCTGCTGTGCATTGGGACGACGACAGAGACGGGCAATATCCCCCTGCCGTTTTTCACGGCGGATCCCCTGTGTATCGGTCTGCATCAGGCGCAGTCGCATTTTGGCGATATCCTGGGATATCAGCGAAATGCAAGAAAACACCGCATGAAAGGAGAGGACACTTTCCGGATCGGCTTTCACGCCCTGCTGCCAGGCACCGGCAAAAGGCTCAGCCACCGCCTGAAACAGGCTGGTCCAGCCCACCTCTTTTACATCACGTCCTGATTTCTGGTTTTTTCGGGTTCGCCGCAAAAGGTTCCACATTCGCCATGCTCCGCATCACGTTTCTTTTTCTGACCTGCCGGACGTCGCACTGTGATGTACTCCGCCTTCCCCAGGCGAACCAGCACCTCCGCACACGGCTGTGCCACATCACGGATATCCCCGGCCCGGGCATCATGCGTGCCCTGCAGATATCGGATCTTTGCCATAACCTGTTACGGGAGGCGCACGCCTCCCGTCCTCCTCATCAGACTCAGCCGCCGGACGCACTGCCGTAGTTCACTCCGGTGATCACCGCCACCGCCGCAGTACGGCGACGACGCCAGTTGATCCAGCGCTCCGCACGGATGGCCACGCTGCCTGTCTGGAACATGGAAACCAGCTCCACCGGGGACGGTGTGGTGCTGTCGCCGCCCGGCTCAGACTGCATCTCCAGTGACGCTTCACGGGACATATCCACCGCCACACCGCCGTCATCAGCCAGATAAATATCCGGCGCATTCACCAGCACCAGCTGGTCACCCACGTACTGGGAGACAATCACCGGCAGGCCCTGGAAGGTGCCGCCAAGCAGGGTCATGTCCGGGTATTCCTTCTGACCCAGCGCATTTTTACGCATGGACAGCGCCAGGGCATTCGTGCTGGACATCAGCCAGACAGCACCAGTGGGCTGCAGATTTGCCGTCACAAACTGGCCAAACGCGGCCTCGGCATCCGCATCCGGGTTACCGGTTGATGCCATGCCCTTCACATCATGGGTGATGGACGCCGGGGAGACATCCGCCACCGCCGCTTTTTTCGGGTCCACAAAGTCTGTATCCAGACGCGCCACTACCGCTTCCGCCAGCGCATTACGGACCAGTGCATCAGCAGCCGGACTGGAAAAACGGATCAATTCTTCCGTCAGTACCGCAATGGCCGACACTTTCGCATGACTGAAGGTGATGGATTCAAAATCAAACTTCGTCAGGGGTTTTGCCTTACCCTCACCCACCCAGCCGGCAGCACCGCCGGACACCTGGGCGTGCACACGGATATTGAACGGCACCTGACGAAGTGCAGGGATCCCGCCCTGACCAAATCGCCCGATAATGGTCTGCGGACGCAGGTAATCAATAAAGTCCTGTGCGTATTCCTGATATTCAGACAGGCTGCCTGCCCACTGCGGATCCGTGGTGGTCCCCGCGCCCACTGCCGATTTCAGGACATGATGCAGACGACTGTCATCCGGATACTGACGACGGGCCACTTCCAGGGCTTCAGATCGGACGCCTTTAGCCGCAGCCAGCGATTTGGCAAAGCGGGCGAAGCCAATCCCCTTCTCCAGTTTCTGCTCCACACGGATCACCGGCGCTGAAGCCACCGCGGCCACATTCCCGTTACCGGCCTGTTTCACCGGCTGCGCCGTGGCGGCCTTACCGGCTTCCAGTTCACGCAGGCGCTTCAGGTGCGCATCCACCTGACGGATTTCCGCTGCGGTGTTGTCGTAATGCTCTTCCTCCTCCACATCCAGCGTGCGCCCTTCCTCTGCGGCTTTGGTCATGACCTCCTCAAGGGAGGCTGCCAGCGCTGCACGCTTGTTTTCAAAACTTTTAATCTGTTCGCCAATATTCATTATGGTCTTTTCCTTATGAAAAACGGTTGTTGACTGTGCCGCAGCGCCGGCAGAAGATGCGATTTTCACCACCGGTTTCCGGTTGCCGGACGCGGCAGAAAACGGGCGGTCGTAAGATTTAATGGTCCGGATGGTGCATTCCGCATTCGCGGGCACGGTGACGGCAGACACCTCCATCAGTTCCCAGCGCAGAAAATGCAGTCCGCCTCCGTCCAGAAAGGTGTATTCATGGGGACGGAAGCCCACGGACAGCCCCCTGACCAGCCCGGTCTTAATGGCCGCCCAGACCTCATCCAGCCGGGCTGCCATCTGGGAGGGCATCCCCGGCTCCGGCTTCACCAGCATTGCCGTGATTTCCAGCCCTTCCCTGACCCGACGCACCGTACACTGGCCTACAGGGCGGGAATGGTCATGCTGCCAGAGAAACGGGATCGTACTGCCAAACTCCGCCCCCTCCGGCTCCAGGATGTCACCATCCCGATCCGGAGAAGGCGTTGACGCAATCCCGGTGATCACCCGTTCATCCTCACTGAAGGATTTCACCGTCAGTAGGGAACAGGCCCGTTTAAGAGTCACATCAGCCTCCTGAAAATAAAAAAACCGCCGCAGCGGTTCATGATGGTTACAGGGTGAGCAGGGTTATATGAAAAAAACCTCATACGCTTTCTTTTTCGGTTCCGGATTCAGGGACATCAGGGACACCGCATTGAAGAGCGCCATCAGTGGGTCAATTTTTCCCCGTCCGCTGGCCTGTTTGGTGATAAGAATGGCGTTACCTTTAGGCTCCACCCGGGCATTGCCAACGCACCAGGCCATCAGTGGCTGACCACCATGCACCAGCACTCCCTCAGCCAGTTTGCGCTCGGTGGTTTTGATGGCCCCGCCCAGCTTCCAGCCCTGGCTTATCCCCACCACACTCTCATCGGGGATCCCGGCTTCCGCCAGTGAATCCAGAATCTGCCCCACACCTGACGGGTCAATACCGATATGATCCAGTAACTCAGCCTCATGAATACGACGCACATACTCCGCCACTTCCGCCGTGTCATCCCCGACCCGACGGACAATCGTCATGTCTCCACAGGCCACAAAATCCTGAAACCGGGATGCCTCACTCTTCCGTCTGACCACCGCGGTTTCATGCGCCCAGGCATGGCCCCAGCCCAGCCATTCGCGGGTCTCCCGGTCACGCCCAATCACATACATCCCCAGCAGATCATCCAGCCCTCCGCCGTCAATCCCCACCGTCACCACATCAGCACGACGCAGGATATCGTCCAGGCTGATACAACGGCCCTGCTCTTCCCAGAAATCAGCCCCCGCCCAGCGGTCAGAGCGCAGGGCAAGACCAATTTCCACATTGGCGTGTTTTGACATGAACCCCCGGAATGTCTCTTCACCGGCTTCCCGGGCTTTACGGTACTCCCGGTACAGAAAGGCCTCATCCACCGAATAACCGAGATTCGGGTTAACCATGGCGAGGTTTTCCATCAGCAGGTGAGCCCCGCTTTCCACCATTTCAGGAGGGTGTTCAAATATCACCGGCAGAAAGTGCGGATCATGAATTTTGCCGTCACGGACATCCCGGGCGTACTGCAGTTTCTGTCTGAACACCCCGGCAGGCGGTTCATTCGACTGGGTGGTTGTGTACACCACAAATCCTTCCGGACGGGAGGCAAGCCCGCCGATGGCTTCACGTAGCATGTCTTCCGCTTTGTACTGCTTGCCAAACAGCCACAGTTCATCAATCAGTGTCCCCACGGACTTGATACCGGACACCGTATTCGGATCGGCTGCCACCACCTTCAGGGTGGTGTCCGTCACCCGATGGGTGATGGTCCGGATATGTGTCTGCACCTGACAGAGGTCATCCAGATCATCGTCCCGTCGTACCATATCCCTGGCAGGGTTGAAGGCGTTAGCCGCCACCTCCACGGTCGGGGCCAGAATGGTGTAGCCCGCCGCCTGCCGCCAGTTCAGTAACAGCGCCGTCATCATGATCCCCGCGGCCAGCGTGGACTTACTGTTTTTCTTGGGGATAAGGATAAACACTTCCTTGATATGGCGAACACCGGTCTGCGCATCGTAGGAGCCAAACAGGGCCGCCACCAGGTCAAACACCCACGGTGCACAGGACTCCCCGAATGTCGGGCTACCCGGTGCATCCACAATTCGCAGTTGTTTAAAAATCGCCAGTGCATGTGCAGCCTGGTCCGGATAAATCGGAGCCGGAATAATCGACAGCCCCTTTTTCAGGCGCTCTGCCCAGTCCGGACATGCCGTGCTCCATACAGGTATCATCCGCTTTCCTCATTCTGGTTATTCACCACCAGCCGGGGAGGTGGTGGCACCGCAAAACGGTTAGCCGCTTTTTTCACGGCATCACCTTTTGCCGATTTTTTACCGGCATCGCCTTTTTTATGGTGTGTGAACTGCGCCAGTCGCCAGGCCGCATCCAGTGCCAGTTTCGGGTCAATTATCAGGTTTTCCACCAGGATCTGCCCCATAGCTTTCACCGGATCGGGAAGACCATCCTCCATATATTCAATACCATGAGATATCACCGCGGGCGGAGGCATCTCCGGATTGTTTTCGTCCGGCTGTGTTATTGCAGCCACCTCACGACGACGGGGTTTATCCTCCTGCTCTGATTTTTTCTGCCGGTAAACAGGAACCTCATCCACCTCCACCGTTTCGCACTGTTTACGGGCTATAAACGCGAGCACCTCCGGATCTTTTGCCAGCTGCGAGCCTTTAACCCTGGCGGTCTTCGCCGAATAACCGGCGGCAATGGCTGACGCTGTTTTGTTTTTCCCGGACATGAGCGCCAGCGCAAATTTTCGTTTTTGCGTTGTCAGCACAGCCTCCTCCCGGGTCCATAACGCACTCAGCCGGGTATGGTTCAGCCCATTTTTCCCGGCGTCTCATGCCGCAAATGTTAACTGCTGCCTGGTTAACATTTGCTGAAAAAGCCAGTTAACATTTTTTTCGCACAACAAACTGAATAATAAAGATAAAAACCGCAAAAATGCCCGGGCAGCCAGTTAACATGTTAACTGGCCTGAAACAGGAATTTTTTCTCTGCATGAGAGGGGGGGCGGTGTCCGGGGCGATCGTTTTTTTCGCCGGATGATCCCCCCCCGGGGCGGATCACAGTCCGATGATATCGTCTGCCCTGCCATGACCTCCGGACACCTCCGGCAGCGTCGGGTCCGGCATACCACTCGCCGTTTCACTGACTGACTTCTGGCGATGGCATTCGGTACAGAGCGTCCAGAGATTCGTCTCCTCATTACCACCACCGAACTGAAGTGCAATGCGGTGATCGAGTTCACTGTCACAGAGGTCAACCACACGACCACAGAGACAGCACTGCCCGGCATCCCTGAGCCAGATATGACGCTTGAGGGAAACACGTGCACTGCCACTGACACGACGCTGTTCCCCCTTCAGAATATTCACCCGTCGGGTGTTCAGAGTTTTGATTCTGCTCTGGAGTGTACGAAGCTCAGCCATGTAAAATCCCCGTCATATGGCAATCAGTAAAGGAAATAAATATGTCATCGAAAAACCGGACCCGCAGAACCACAACCCGCAATATCCGTTTCCCCAATCACATGATTGAACAGATCAACATCGCCCTTGAGCATAAAGGGTCCAGTAACTTTTCAGCGTGGGTTATTGAAGCCTGCAGAAGAAGGCTGTCAACAGAGAGTTCGGGTATGAATTACATAATTAAGTAACATGGTGTTCACAGAACACGCAGTTACCGGACACATCAGTTTTCCATTCGCTCCCCGGCAGTACAGGCTTCCCCTCTGACGGGATAGCCTGAAAAAATAACACAGAAAATTATTTGTTATAATTAATATAACTTACTCAAAAAAAAGCGACGAGAAAATCAGCATCAACGAACAATAAGCGCCAATACGTGATAACAAATGGCAGCCATATTTATCTGCAGTATAAGCAATGGACAGGATAACCACACCAGAAACCGTCAGCATAAAATCCATTTGAACTTCCCCGGACAAAATCGACTCATCTAAAGATTTACAGCTCTTTTTATTATCAATATGTTAAAAGTAAAATAAACAGATGTTCAATAACACGAATACAAAAACGTGCTGAAATTCAATGAATCCATTTCTGTGTCATCAATTAATAGTGATAAACATCCGGCTTCTTCCACCATCGCACCGGACAGGCGACTATGAGGGGACAACGCCGCGCTCCGTTAACGCGGTAAACCCCGGTGTGTATCGTTTTTGATTATCCCCGCACACTCGCGCAGAGGAGTCTCCCTGTCGGGCTGCGGTCTCTGTTAATGAGGGAATACAGCGACGATACGGCGCATCAACAAAACTTATTTCAGGCACTGAGTGCGGATATAGTCCTGTGCCCCTTCCAGTTGCTTCTGCATTGTCATCAACCGCTCTCTGAGGGTGAAATAATCCCGTTCAGCGGTGTCTGCCAGTCGGGGGCCGGTTGCATTATCCATTCCGGAGGTGCCGGTGGCTTCACGCACGGTACCGGAGCAGGTGGCGTTGATCCGCAGGCGCTTACGACCAGCGGCAACATCAGCACGCAGAGTTTCATTTTCAGCTCTCGCATCGGCTAATTCCCTCGAGTATTTTGCATCGAGCGCAGCAACATCGCGCTGGCGCACCTGCATATCAGTAATGGTTGCATTTGCCAGCTCCAGCTCACTGACTTTTTTATCGCGCTGCTCTTTGTAGGTTATGGCGTTATCACGGTAATGATTCAGCCCCAGACTAAGCGCACCACAGGCCACCAGCAGGGCAATGATGACCACGCACAGTACGCGGTTCATTTCACCACCAGCGTATCTGACCAATGAAATAACCGGAAGCCATAATCACAAACACCAGCCAGATAAGGATGAACTTCCAGGTGGATAATTTTTCAGCCATCATTCGAATCTCCCGAATCAGTTTGCTAAAATCAAACACACTTTCTCCTTTGACTTTTCCGGAGTCAGGAAACACAAAACCCCGCTTGCGGCCAACAAACGGGGTTTTACTTTTATTCACTTAGTTTTTGCCAGTTCGCAGGATTTCGTGTTATCCGCCCGTGTGAGCAAACCGCATTTTTCAGCAAAATATTCTGCTTATCTGTCAATTCCCCAGCACGCCAGCGCGCTCTCCTGGTCACGACGGGATACCTGACCGTAACAGTTGTTTGAACGAATACGGCAGTCTCTGCCACCGTCCTTAATCCACCAGCGAATCGCTTCGCAGGCACCTTTTCGATCACCTGCATTAATTCGTCTGTAAAACGTAGACGGGAAACACTTACCGGGACCAATGTTGTACGGACAGAATGACGCAATACCCGCTTTCTGGGGTTCGGTCAGTGGCACTCTGATGTTTTTCGCCACCCATGCCAGCGCCTTATCACGTTCAATGGCGTTAACCTGGTCGCATTTTTCCTTCGACAACTTCATGCCCGGGAGGACAGGCTTACCATCCACCCGGGTGGCTCCACGGCAGATGGTCCAGATACCCGCACCATCACGGTATGCCGTGGTGTGGTTACCTTCCTTTTCATCCAGAAACTGGTCGAGGATTTCAGGCGCAGGCGCACCTGCGGCAATCAGCGCCAGAACGGCAGCCGACAGGCCGTATTTGATTTTGGTGTTCATGGATATTTATCAGGGTTTATCGATTTCAAATCCCTGGATATGTTAAGTCTTCAGAGAACCAGTAATTATTCCCGGTAGTTTTCCTCTGTAGATTATCAACACATCCTGCGCCTCTAAAATGATGGGCCGCTTTTCCGGCAACGGACCATCCCCTTCACATAACCCGGCAGCAACATCCATGAAAAACTGCTTCGCCTGCTTTTTCGCCTCAGCTTCGTAAAACTCCAGCGTGGCTCCTTCAGTACGGTCAAGACTAATCGCCACATCTGGCAACAACAGTGACGGATACCCACCAATTTCCAGTGCCACAGTAACAGTAATCTTATCCGGGTAATTATTTATCCCTTTAACAACCAGTTCGTATTTTTTCTTCATCGCTTTACTCTCCCCGGGCAGCCTTGCGACGGTCCTCTCTGATTTTGAAATACAGGTTAGTCAGATACGTCAGCAGGCCAAACAGCAGACTCCCCAGCACACCTATCGCCACCCACTGGGACGGAGAGACTTTGTCCAGCAGCTGCAGTAACCAGTATCCCGTCCCCACCGCTGACGTGGTGTATGACACACCTGTTGTGATTTTTTCCATCTGATGTATGTCTCCGTCACCGCCGACAGAAAATGAAAGTAAAGGAAAACAAAAAGCCGCCAGTGTCACCCACTGACGGCCAACGCCGGGAGCCGTGATTATGGCATTCAGGCTCTGCTAAAAATGCCAGATAACATTCCGACCAACCCCTGATTCAGGTTATAAATGACACAATATCTTGACAACATCCGTCACTGTCTGTCAGAAAATGTACTGCCAGATATAAGTATCATGTGAAACCCAACTATCCTTCTTAGCCAGTACTTCTCCGACGAAAGTCAGTACTGGCTGTTTTTTTATTATGCTGCCGGTGCATTTATCTCCAGCACCAGACTTTCTATCTCAACGCCATACGCTGCATTTTTTGTAACATCCGTCAGCGTCAGCGCATTCAGCCCCAGTGTCAGACTGTCTTTTATGACCTGGAATGCCGGGCCAGCCACTCCATTCAGTTTCGGAGTAACCGTGGCACTGCCGGCGGTGAACACCAGCTCCAGCGTCTGCCAGTCGTTACCGTAATCGCCGAACTCCCCCAGCTTCGTGTTTCCGGCTTTCCTGTGATGCATCAGATTCACTCTACCGTCAGTGGTCTGAGTGAAGTACGACATCAGGAACGGATTACCGGTACCCGTCATCGCCACACCATCAGGAACGGGAGCGTCCGTATACAGATAAATCCCCAGCCCGAACTGATTGTTGGTCAGTGCGCCTGACAGGCGGAACTTACAGGTCAGTCTGCCGCCCTGTGTCAGCAGGGTAATTGCGTCATCCACCGGATGCGTCAGGGACCAGGTTTTATTGCTCTGCTTGGCGATCTTAAATACACCACCCGACAACTGAATTCCGCCGTCCTTAATGGTCCAGCCCTGCGCAGCAGCCTCTCCGGCTGTCGGCAGCAGGGAGATTGTGCGAACGGACGTATCTGCAGACGGACCCGATGGTGTGTTGCCGCCGGGCGAGGGTTTGATTTCCGGTGCCTTACCACTGATGAAGGCTGAGGTGCGCCCGGCTGCGTTCAGAATAGCGGTTGCCAGACGATCCGGAATAATGCTCCTGCGCGCCCATGAACTGAAATGTGTCGGGCGGTTTGATGATACCTGGTTTCCATTCGTTCTCGATGCCGCACCGTAATATCCTGATGCCGGAATATCCGGATCTTCTGTCGGCGCGTTAGTGGCGGTATTGACGCCGTTACCGTCTGTCATGAAGGGTACAAAATAAACGCCATCACTCTCCCTGTTTTTGTACGCCCCGTAAATGGTGTTGTACTGCGTGCCGTAGGTGTTTTTCCAGTAATACGTCGTGTCACCACAAATCCACGGCACATTTACAGCACTGCCACCATGACACTGCGCGTTAAACACAGTGAGGTCAGCACGAAACTGCTTCAGCATGGCTGTAAACAGCGCAGGTTGCTGTGCGTAGGTGGCGGCGCTCATGTCAAACTCTCCCTGCATCCAGCACACCGCCAGCAACACATTTTTCGGGTTCTTCTGTAATGCAGCTTTAGTGCGCGCAATCAGGTCCTGATATAACGGTTTACCCACACCCCAGCGCGCCGAATCCTGGCTGGCCCCCGCGTCCGCACTGAATGTCCCCTCCGCGCCCTGGGTGAATGCCGAACCACCACGACAGCATGGTACCAGCAGGATCCCCGCGTTATTCGGGATATACGGAAGCAGTTTTTTGGCAATATGTAAGCCCTGGCCGACACAGCCATACTGCCCTTTGCTCAGGTCTGCCTTCGGATGATTCAGCGTACTCATATCCTGCACATCATGCAGGCAGTGGTCGGCCGGAATAATATCGTTATATCTGCAGGCAGCCCCGCCCGGCGTCACTGTACTGCGGCGCGCCAGCTGTTTAATGCGCGGATCCGGAGCATCGTATGAATCCGGCAGCGGAAGCCCTTCACCGTAAGCCATGGCATTGGACTGCCCGGCCAGTACGATGACGTAGTACCACTCCGGCTCAGTTGCACCACTGACCACCACATCACCTTCTGCTGCAATCGCCTGCATCAGGGTATAAGGGGTTATGGCCACCGGACTACCAAACGGCTGCCAGCCCTCTTTCAGTTTATGTGTCAGCTTTTCCGCAAGGTCTGACGGCGACGCCGCCCTGACAACATCATAATGTTTAATCGACATCGAATTTCTCCCGTGTACAGGAACAGAGTTAAAAAGCCGGAACCGGAATCAAATTACAGGATGGCCATCTGCCAGTGGCTGGTCGTAAAAAAAAGGCCACGCCATGCGCAGCCGGAAATAAAGGGATAATGATGATAGTTTGAGAAAAACAGAAACAACACTTTTGTGGCAAAGCATGGTGCCGGGTGCCTCCCGGTGAATTCAGTATCAGCACCTGAATCCGCGATTATCCCATATACCTGGTTGCTGATCGCCCCTCCGCACAGCTGTCTCTTATACACAAATCCCCACCCGGGGATTTGTGATGTCTGTCAGTCTGCTTTAGGGGGACTCTTTCCATCCGGTAGTTTCCTTCCTCCCCGGC